ACCTGGTTTTTGTATTACACCATTTAGAGATACAATCATGTGATTAGCAGATTGAGGAATTACATTAACTGATCCTACTTGCATTGTGTATGCAGCTTGACCATTAACTACAGATATTGCATCACAAATCTGAAAATTTCCTACTGTTGGTTTATTACCTATGTATGCCATTAATTAACTCTTTGGGTTTGCGTCTTTAATTGATTTAATTCTTGCTTTCCAAGAATCTATATCTTTATAGATTTCGTCTAGCTGTTCTCCAATATTACCATAAGCAGCTTTTCTTGTAGCTCTTACTTCGTTATTGGCTTCTTCTGTATCTGCTGCTGATTCTTGTGCTGATAATTGTGCGTCAGTAGGTTGTGCAATATCTAAATTCCACTCCTTAATGTAAGCACCATTGCCATCACTATCGTCTTGCACCAAAACATCTTTAATAAAATCTACATTTGAAACACCATTTGCTTCGCAGTACATTTTAATTTTAGTTGATAGATTTGCCATAGTTTGTTTCTCCTTTATTTTAAATTTTAAAGCCTTGTATTTTTAAATAAGTTACAGTATTGTTTCCTGTATCTGTTCTAAAGTATCCATAAATTTCAAATTCATCATCTCCATCACTTTCAACAATATTTGCACCCCACAAAGAAGCATGATGAGAATTTGGTAAATCAGAATTTCTATGAAAATCAGAAAATGGCATACCATGCTGTGAGCCATTTTTGTAAATATAAATATTAGCACCCTCTGAATAACTACTACCATAGTGAGTACAATAAAAATTAATTAAAAATTTTCCACTTGGTAAAGTTAGTTTACTTGTACTTGTATTCCAAACATTACTAGCATCATAAACTTCACTATCATAAGTTATTTTGCTAAGAGTATTTGTAGCAATGCTTAATGATGACCCTTCAATATGAAAAATTGGTACATTACTTTCACCAGCACCAGTTACAGTTCCTGTAAATGCAAAGTTATCTGCAAGGTTAATTGATTCTGATTGTATTTTATCTATTGCCATAATTTATCCTATATTAATTTAAATCCAAAAAATTGTGAATGTGAACCACTACTAGAATTAGAAATACTTAATGCTCCACCATTCTGACCTTCAAATCTTGCTAATACTCTTAAAGTATCTCCTGCTGATAAATCAAGTATAGCACTACAAGCTGGTGTATTTTCTCCAAAACCACTAGCATAGTCTAATCTTATATCTCCTCTTGCAACTACTGTACTTGTTCCATTTTTAGTAATTAAAGTTCTATAAATTGTAGCACCACCTGTTGCTGTTAATGTAGGTGCTGCACAAATAAAATATTTTCCACCTTTGCCACTTGGAACTGTATAAATTCCTGTTGATGTATCATAACCACTATCTGTATCAATAACCTCATTATCAAAAATTACTGTTGTATTTGTGTTATTAGTAATACTTTGATCTGAGCCACTTCTATTTGCTAAAAAAGATGGAGTGTTAGCAGATTTTAAATAACTATAATCTACTCTCTTTAATGTTCCAGCATCAGAAATTAACAGTTCATCTGTATCTGCTGGTGTTGCACCTAAAGCAGTTTTACCAGAAATTAAACTATCTGCAACTTGAGCTGATCCAACAGATGCGTTTGGTGGATTAACAGTTTGTAAAGCTCTGCCAAGATAAACTGCATACATTACATCTCCAGATGCTGTTGCACTAGATAATGTAAGTGTAGTACCAGAAGCTGTGTATGCTTTACCACTTCCAGGTTGTTGAACTACTCCATTAATAACTAATCTAATATCATTCTCATTTGCTACTGCATGAGATAAAGTATAACTAGCTGTAGCCGAAACTGTAAAAGTTTCAGTTAAAAAACTAGCATAATTTTCTGCTGGTGTATTTCCAATATACATTTATAAATCCTATGTTATTTCCATTACTGATAATGTACCAGAAAGTTTATCAGCTACTGAACAATCAATTTGTATTTTATCTCCAGCTTCTAAAATAACTTTTGAGCCAGATAAAATCTCAAGTGACGATCCACTTGGGATGCTCACATCTTTAACTAACATTGATGTACCATTAGCCACATTGTTAGCACCACCTCTATTTGATGTTGTAGAAACTAATTCTACCTCTGTTGTTACAGCAGTTGTATGTATGTTAGCAAGTATAAGACCAAGAACTACAGTAGTTGTACTTCCAGCTGCTGTGTACATAACATAGGGAGTTCCAGCACTAGCTGGTTCTGCTGCAAAATTTATTGCCTTAAACGTATTTGCCATTTCTTATTTTCTCCTTATTATTATTTATTTAACCTAAAGCTATTGCCAAAGCTGTTGGATCGTCTGTTGAAAATCCTTGTGCTGACATTAGGGTTACTACTCTTGATAAAGCTGCTTTTCGGTTTGTACCACCAGCTCCATCATCTACTATTATTAAATCAGATGTAGTTAAATCTGCTCCAATATCTGTGCCACCATCTATATCAAGAGATGTTATTCCTAATGTTTTATTAGTTAAAGTTTGTGTAGCTGTAGTTCCAACTATTTCTTGATCTCCACCTGGAGGTAATGTTAGTACGTTTGTAACACTAGCACTATGTGGTTGAGATTTAACTGTTTGACCATGTGAATTGCTTTCACAATTAAATACAACTGTTCCAGGATTTGTATTACCTTTAACAACAACTTTACCAGTTCCATTTGGTGTTAAATTAATATTTCCATTAGATACTGATACAATGTCAGATATTACTGGTGATGTTAAAGTTTTGTTCGTTAATGTTTGAACACCATTTAAAGTTACATCACCAACATTAGATGGTACTACAACTGTAAATACAATATTAACAGAGCCAATAGATCCTGAGTTATCTGTTGTACATAAGAATATTTTATCTGCATTAGTTGAACCCTCTTGAACAATTACTAATTGTCCAGCAAGTTCTGCAACAGTATTGTAATCTGTATTTCTTGAAGCTGCACCACTAGCCACTACATCATAGATACCATTTTCTGTAGCATCTGTTTGATCTTTTACTAAAACTTTATTTCCTGTAGCAAGTGTAATACCATCTAGTGTATCTCCATTTTCTAAAGCATTTGTTAAATTAATATTTCCTGTTGTTGCTACTCTTGTAATAATTCTTGTTTTTAATCCTGTAACTAAATTATCTACATAATTTTTTGTTGCAACATCTGAACTAGCAGATGGAGAACCAAGCCCTGTAATCGTACCACCAGATATGGCTACACTATTCGCAGCTTGTGTTGAGATAGTTCCTAGTCCTAAAGAAGTTCTAGCAGTACCACCATTTTCAGCTACCCATGTTGAACCACTACCAACTATAAAATTACCATCTGTATTTGCAAGATTACCAATCGCTGTTAGGTTAGCATTAGAAGCACCTTTAGCATCTATTTGATCTTGAATATTTGAGCTTACACCATTTAGATAACCAAACTCTGTATTAGAGATTGTGCCATCATGTATTTTAGTTGCATCAATTGCAGCAGAAGCATTTACATCTGCATTAACAATTGCACCATCTGTTATTTTAGCAGAAGTGATTTGTGAATCTGCGATCTTAGCAGTTGTGATTTGTGAATCTGCTATATGTGCAGTATCAATACTTCCATCAACATAATGCTCTGAGTTAATACTATCATCAGCTATCTTTGTGCCATCAACTGAGTCAGCAGCTAGTTTAGCAAGGGTTACATTACCATCAGTAATTTTAGCTGTTGTAATTTGTGCATCAGCAATATGAGCTGTGTCTATTGAACCATCTACATAGTGTTCTGAGTCTATACTGTCATCTGCAATTTTAGTTCCATTTACAGAATCTGCTGCAAGTTTAGCAAGTGTAACTGAACCATCAGCAAGAGTTGCCGTTACAACTATGCCCTCTGGTATAGATGAGTTTGTTTTTGATAAAGCACCAACATAAACATTTGTAATTGCTTCACTAGCCAAAGAACCACTATCCCAAGTAACATTGACTGTTGTGTTTGTAGAAAATGAAGAACTAACAATTGTTCCAAAAATTGTACCAGGTGTTGATGCTGTTAATTTAATTCTTCTTCCAGCATGATAAACAGAAGTTACATTTGCACCAGCGATTGTAAAAGAGGTAGCTGAAGCATAAGCAGCAGTAAATGCACCAGAACCATCACCATATTCAATCCATTGTGCATCATTAAACCAATCTCTAGTATTCTTCATCAATGCTCTGATGGCATTGTTGAGATTGCTTGGTAGCATACCCTCATTAACATCAATAGAGTTTAATGTAGTGTTACTTGCTTGTGTAGTTGAATAATCTTTTATGTTTGTTGTCATGTTACTCCTAATTCATAAACCAACTAAAAGCCTTATCGCTTTCAGTATTGTTTTTATTAACTAATGTATTTACAGCTTCTTCTACTTGTCTTTGAAACAATTCATTTGCTTCAAAACTGTATCTAATATTGTCTATGTCAATTTTATCACTCATTACCTAGAACCACCTTGCACAGCAGTTAAGTCAATTCCTTGTGCATTATTCCAAATGCTCTCTGCTGGTATTTTTACATTTGCTCTAAAATATCTACCACTTTGTCTAACTGGTGCTATGCCTGTAGTATTCATTGTACTTGATGATGAACTTGTAACTGTGTCTGCAAGTTTATCTCTAGTTTTTACAACTACATTAGAGGAAGCATCTACTAATGGTCTTACACCTGTTATGTTGGCTCTAAGACCTGGAAACAATTCTGTTTCTTTTGTTTCTAATTCTGCTTCTAAATTTTTTCCAGAAAAAATAGCTGCTTTAAAATTTTCATCTATAGCACCCAAATATAAATGTCCTGTTGTCCAAAATGCTGTGTCTAATGAAATATTAATATCATCTAAGTTTTCACTAATTATATCCATTAACTCAACTGTGTTGGCTACTACAAATTGTTTAAATATTTGTGATGCTTTTACTTTAGCAACTGACCATTTTTGAGTTACATAATTATAAATTAATAATTTATCACATATACCAGTAGTGTTTGGATTATCTTTACTTGGATATAACCAAATAGCTAAAGTATTAAATGGATCTACAGCAGCAGTTATTCTATCTGTGTAAGCTTTGTTTAAATCACCATCAAAAAATCTATTAACTTTTTCAGCTCCTATAGGTAAAATCTGATCCCCATTAATTTGAAAAAATCCATCTGATGCGTAAAAGAAAACTTGTCTATTGTCTTGGCAAACTGTTTGTCCTAATACTGCACCCCTGTTAGGTGATATAACTGAAAATCTAAATACTACGTTACCACCCACAAAATCAAGACGTATGATTTGATCTTCTCTAAAAACATATCCAATTTCACCAGACGTTATGGCAACAATTTGTCCACCTGAGCCTGGTAAGTCTTGAGTATCACTAGATTTAACTCCAGCTTCCCAAGTGCTTATGTCATTTAAACCAGACCAAGCAACTCTGTTTTTTGCATTTTCTATATTACCAGTCACTAAAAAATCTCTTATAACACCACTTACTCTAAATTTAGCTGGTACTGTACCTGAGCCACTACTTGTAACTAAGCTTTGCAAAGTTGCAAAATTAGTTGAAGTACCCATTTCGTAATACATTGGAGCATTAACACCATTACTAGCTATTACAAATTGACCAAATTGTGTAAATGTAAAAAAATCTGTATCACCACCACTTACAGTACATGATCCTTTAACACTAGAAAAAGTACCAGATGTTAATTTATAAATATTATCTTTTGTACCAACAAATGTAAAAACTGTATTTTGGTTATCTCTAAAACTTCCTGCACCTTTTGCATTTTGTGTAACATTAGATGCACCACTATAAGCAACTAAACCTTTTACAGGCTTATATGAAGTCTGAGCATGGTAGACATTAGTCGCCACAGTAGCACCAGGATTTAAGTGATCTGGTTGATCAGGTAGCCATTCTCCAAAAGGTAATTGCATAATTAAGCCGAATTAGTTGTTGCTATAGAAATATCTTTAAAAGGTGATGATACTGTATCTTCACTTCTTATTTGTAGAGGTGATCCACTAAACTGATCTTCTCTATCATTTAATTCTAATCTTTCTAAAGCTGTTGCATACATTTGTTGCCATGTTTGTATTTGTTGTGGATTATAACCACCTAAAAAATTAGCAGCATGAAATAACGAACCATACAAATAAATTGCAGGATGGTCTGTTAATATAAAATTTGTTGTGTTTGTGTCTGACAAAGCATCAAATTTTTTGTAAAAATTTAAAACACCAGAATATGAGCTATCTGGTTTTGGCATAAATCTAAAAGTATCACCTAAAATTGTATAAGCTTGTGGTATTCCTGTTTGTGAAGTACCTTTTACTTGATCCATTTGGCTAGGAGTCATGTATCTTAAAGGATGTTTTGTACTACCACTTAATATGTATAAATCTCTAACTTGTAAAAAACCAGTTGGTAAAGCTTCTGTTTCTGTATCTATTGTAAAAGTTGATTGTGCAATCATTTTTCTAACTCTAAGTTTAGAATTAAAATCAGCTTCTGTAAGTACAATAAAATCATCAGCTATCTCACTAGATAAGTCTGATCTGTTTAACCAATTTGCAATAGATGTTTTTAAAGTTGTATAATTTGTAAGTGCCATTAAAATTTACCTGGTGCAGTTCTAAAATATCTATAATCAGAACTATTTAATTTTTCTTTTAATATTTTTGTTTGCACATCTTTAGGTAATGCAAACCAGTTACCATTGTTTTGATCTTTGTTGTATTCTTTTGCCCAAACTTCCAAAACTAGAATTGGTATAGACGCAACTCTTTTAAGACCTTTATCTGGACTGTAGCCATCGTTTTGAGTATATAATTTTTTATTATGATCTAATATTGGTTTGTGATTAATTTTTCTTTCATGCACAACACCTTTTTCTGTGTCTGTAAACACATCACTTATTAAACCATTATTTTCTACACTCTTTGACATTAACGACCTTGCCCTTTGTAGGCTTTAAAATTTTTTCGTTTTTTTTTGTTCATTTTACAAAGACTTGGATAACGACCAATTGATGTTTTGTGATGCACAGGTTCATGTGCAACAAAATCTTTAAATTTCTTAGCCACTTAATTCAGTAACATATAAATCGCCACTACCTATAAATGCAACTTTTTCACCTGGTCTAATTTTTATTATTTCAATATCATTAGCAGGTATATACATTGAAGATGTAGTAGCAGTTGGTGATCCACCAAAAGCAACATGACCATTAGCAGAAGCTACAAGTCTTACAAACTGAGTATGAGCTAATACAGCATCAGTTGTTGCTGCACTTGATCCACTTGATGTAACCTTTTGTGTCTTAATTGGAAATAATCCATAATTATAAGCCATCTTAGTTTTCTCCTTATTTTCTTTTTTTCTTCATTTTAGATTTAACAATCTTAGCTTGAAGTTTTTTAGGTAAAGTTCTTTGCTTAGCAGTAAGAACTGCTTTGCCTTTCATTTTACCTTTCATTAATATTTTACCTTTTTACTTTTCATTTTTTTTGATTTTTTCATTTTACCTTTTTTAGCTGGTCTACCTTTTTTTGAACCATAAGTTCCTTTTCCCATTGGCATAATTATTTTCCTTTATTTGTTTATAAATTTTGTTGTGTACTTGGGGGAAGTACCGGCTAGGCAAGATCCCCCAAATTCTGTTATCTTCTAATAACAAAAGTTACTAAAAGCTTTTTTGATCCTGTAGATGCACCATCAGTAATAATTTCAATAGTTCCATCTTCTGATACTGAGTTTGCTGCTGTAGGCTCTGCTGTATCAACAGTTCCTGCTGCTGAACCAGAATGTGCTACAGTTATGCCACCACCAGTTACTGCTGTACCACCAATTTCAAATGAAATTCCAGCATTAGCACCAGAGATAGCTCCTTGTAAGGCAGTAATAATTTTAATTATTCTTCCACCATCAGGTACTGCAACAAAAGTAGAAGATGCAGTTGATATATCTTCTATTTCAGCAGTTAAAAAGTAATCGTTTAAAGTTCTCATTTTTTTTCCTTATAAGTTTGCTTCGTTCCGTCATTGACTTCAAAGACCAAACAAAATGTTAATTAGATATAGGGGGATTGCTCCCCCTATAATTAAATTGATTATGATGTAGTTACATCAAAGATAGCACCACTTGCTTTTTCATTTCTTGAAACAAGTGTGTACTCAGCTAATAATGCCTGTTTTGTTGCATCTCCAGTTTTTGCAAGATCCATAAGACTAAAGTCCCTTAGGAAAGCAGTTGCAAACATATCTGGTTGTAAAACAAACACATCTCTAGCTCTTTGGAATCTGTTAGGTACAACAGTCATTGCACCGAAATCAGACTCATATACATCAACAGCAGCTACTAATCTTTTGTTTTCAGCAGGGTCAAATCTAGTTGATCCACCTGTAAAACCAGATAGTACTTGTTTGTTGAAAGAGCCAAGCATGATCATTGATGGATCGCCACCCTCATCCCAACACTTCTTAATTACATTTTTAAGTTGAGATTCTGTGAAAGCTCTTTGAGTTCCATCAGTTCTTGCAGTACCAGGTACATCAGCACTTGATACTTGACCATTTGCTCCACCAGCTCCAGCATCATTGTTTGCTTGAATCCAACCAGCTAGTCCAGCTAGTTCTCTAGCAGTAGAGTCATCACCAACTACAGATGAATTGTTTGCAGTTAATGAACTTTCCATATCTCTTTTAAGCTCTTTAGAAGCTTTTGAGATTTGGTATGCTAGTTCGTTGTTTCTTCCAGCTTTAGATACAGAGTCTAATGTACCAGAAACGATTACAGATTTTCTTGAAATCTGTGTTCTGTTATTTACTCTGACTGTTGCTGTTGGTGCAGCGAAAGCGATTTCATCACCCTCTATTTGTGCGTTTGTAGCTACAGCAGATGCTAAGCTATCAGTTTGCCACTCATGTAATACAGCAGTTGCTTTTTCTTTGCCGATACCTGACATGAATGGAGTTTCAGTAGGTGCTATAGAGTAGATTATATCTGATAAATCTTCTCTTAGACCCTTTGCGTCATAGACACTAAATGTATTAGTTACTTGAGCCATGTTGTTCTCCTTATTTGAGTTATTTATTGTTAATCATGTCTAAAAAAATACTAGCAGCATCTTTATGACTGCCAGTTTTCTTTAGTCGGCTCAACTTATCTTTTCTAGCTTTTAAAGTTACATCAGATTTTGTCTGTTTAACACCAGAAGTAAAAACTTTGCCAGGTTTTGTAATTTTTTTTGCAATATTTGGTTTTGCTTTTTGTAAATTACGAAATTGCATAGCATCGTTTACCAACATTACTATTCTATGATCATAAACTTGTGAAACTTCTGTGTCGTTAAACCCATAAGCATTTAAAGTTGTTTTCATAGAAGATTTTAGCTTACTAGCTTTCTCTGGATCATTAAATTCTGGCATTTTTGATACCAATTTAATTTGTTGATCTTTTAAAAAGCCATCAAACTGTTTTTTTTGCTCAGCTTGGTTTTTGGCTACAGCAGAATTTATTCTTTCTTGCTTTTTTCGTAACCTATGTTCAATCCTTGCAGCTTCAGTTGGATCTTCTTCGTACAACTTCTCTAAATCAGCAGAATTAATGTCTGAATTGAGTTGTTGTTGTGCCATAGACAGCATCTGACTAGCTTCATTTAGCCTTGCAGAATAGTCTTGCCTTTGCTTTTCAGACTCTGACATAAATTGTTTCTTTTCATAAGACAATTCCTCTGTCTTTCGTCTGTAATCGGCATCTCTTGAGTAACCATTTCTCAACTCATCAAGGGTAACTTCAAACTCTTGTCCATTGACTTTGACTTTATGCAATGGGGAATCTTGTTTCTCTTGAGTATCAATTTGTTCTTCGTCTTGAGATACTTCTTGTTCAGAAACTTCCTCTTGCGATTCAGCTTCCTCACTTATTTCCTGTTCCTGAGGTTGATCTTCTACAGATTCCTCTTGTGTAGGTTCAGGAGAATTTTGTTTAATTTCTTCTTGTGGTGGTTCTTGTTGTCCAATCGTTTCTTCTTCTTTTTGATTTAATGGATTTAATAAACCACTTATTGTTTTTGTTGCTTTTTGTATGTCAGTTTCAGCTTCCTGCAAAGGATTAGCATAATTGTCTGCCATGTTGTACTCCTATTAGTTAAGTTCCTGTTGTGTAAGGTTGACTTATCCTAACCTTAGTGATTAGAATTTTTGATTTTTGATATTTTTACGAAAATCTTCTAACTGTTTGTTAGCTAGTTTTCCTGTATCAATCATTTCTAATAAATTTTGTTCTACTTTGCCTACTACATTGTAAGCTAACCAAAGTTTTTCTCTAGTTTCAGTTTCTTTAGCACCAGTATTAAATAAACTGTCTGCGTAAAGTTTTTTTAATTTATCAAAACTTTCTTTTAATAAAGGATTTTCAAAAAGCTGTTTAGCTTTGTTCGCTTGGCTCAGTTCCTTTTGGAGTTTGCCCTCTTGATCCTTGTCCATATAATTCTCTTATCTGATCTTGAACTTGTTGCGATTGCTCAGATGCTTTTCTAAAATCACTTGTAGACTCTGCTACTAGCATTTTATTTAAGTCTGCATCTGCCTTTATTTGTTGTGAATCTAATTGAGCATTATATTTAAGCTCTAATTCTTTAATTTTAATTTCGTTATTAATTAAATTTTCTGCATTTTCAGATTTAACTTTTTTCAGTTCAATCTCAAGCTCAGCAATTTTTCTTTGTTCTTCACTAGCAATTCTTCTAAACTCAATTTTCTCAATTGGTGTTAGTGGTGGCTCAGGTGGTGGAGTTACCATTGTTTTACCCATATCAGGATTAACAAAGTAATTCTCAACATTTTTTAAACCTGCATTTTCTATAATTTTAGATAAACTATTATAAATATTTTTAAGACTTACCATTGGAAACTCTCTATTGCCTTGCAATTGGAAAGCTTGAAGTTGTCTTTCTAAAATATTATTAAGCATCATTATCTGCTGCTCTTTAGAACCTGATCCTAAACCAACAGTAATACTAATATTAAATCTGTTTCTCCACTCAGTAGGTTTGACTGGTACAAACTGATTATTTAATTCTACAATTCTTTCTTTGTCTTGATACTTACAAGTAAGTTCAAATATTCTTCTAAATAAATCTTTAATACCTGTTTCAGCAAACACTCTAGCAATAAGCTCCATTCGCATTTGCGATTGAGTCATTATTGCATTAACACCAGTTGCAGTTTTATTTAAGCTATCTGCATCTAAGCCTTGATTGTATCTTGTAATACCAGTTCTAGTTTCTCTAACAGTATCTAAGTATTCTAATAATGGAAATGCTTGTTGCGATATTGTTTGAGATTGCATTGGCATCATTACTTGGCTTGGTGGTTGTTTAGTTCTAACCACACCACCTGGTCTTGATGTAAGTAGGTCATCCAAGTTGACCATGCCATCCATAACTGCCATACGATTGTTATTAGTCAAATACATATTGTCTAATAACTGTCGCATTACAGTAGATTTAATTAACTGCACATCTTCTACTAATTCAGAAACTGATCTGCCATAAAATCTGTGTGGCATTGGAATAGGTGTTAATGAACAAAATGGAATACTATCGCAAGGCATATTTTCCAAAATTTCATATCCACTTTCACCTGCAACAATTACTTTTCTTAATTCAGCAATCCCATCGCCATCGTAATCTGTTTTTACATAACATTCGTAAATCTCAATATCTTGAGTAGCATCCTCACTGCCCTCATTCATTGGACTTTGATCTATGTCGCTAAGTCTAGTTAATCTTTCATTGTTTAATAAAATATTATTTGATGTAGGTAAGTTTTCTACAACTTCTCTATCAAATCCCATTTCAATTAAATCGGATCTAGTTTTCATAACTCTATGAGCTACAAAAGTTGCATCCTCTATTGTCTTAGCAGTTCTTTGTATTAAAAATTCTTCTGGTGGTACATTTTCTATTTTAACTTTGCCACCTTTTGATGTTCTTCTAATAATAACATTGTGTAACATCGGCTTAGGTTCTTCACCCACTACTTCACCTTGAGCTTCTGCTTGAGCAGCTACAAGATTCATAGCTTCTCTCATACCCTCATCAACAACAGAAGTTTCCTCAACTATCTCAACATTATCATCATCTACTAATACTTGATATTCTTGATCGTTTAAATTTTCGTAAGTTTCTTGCTCAACACTTATACTGTCATCCCAATAAACTTTTACTATGCCATTTTTTTCTAAAAGTGCATCTTTAAACCAAGTATATAAAATACTAAAACCAGGATTATCTTTATTAAAAATATAATTTATATAGTTAGTTGCTTGTTCTGCTAAAGGCACATCTTCACTTTTAACAGGCTCACATTTAACTACTTGATCACTAGCTGTAAAAATTCTTAATAAGTTAGGTAGTATAGTTTCTACTGTATCAGCAACATCTGTACTTACCACTTGGCTACGACCATCTATTTCTGTGCCAAGCTTATCACCCATGTAGTATTCCATAGATTTTTTTCTTTGAGAAGTAAGATTACTACCCATAAAACCTATAGAGTTATTTATCTCTGAGTTTATTATTGCTCTTAATTTTTCTTCTGTAACTTTATCTGCCATATCAAACTATATAATTTGTGTTAATTGGAACTTCTTGTTTCCAATCTGAAATTTCAGCACCTTGTCCAATTATCCCAGTTCTAAAACTATCGGCACAATGGGATGCAAAATTGTGCATGGGTTTATTTTTAAAGCATTGGTTTTTATCATCCCACCTCTTTTGGTAAGCTTTTAAATACTCAATACCTGTTTTGCATTTTTCTTTATCAAACCAACAATTCGGCAATGCTTTTCGTACTGCTTCAATTCCATCTTCAATTGACAGCTTTGCAGCTACTTCACCAGCTATTCCTAATTCTAATAAACTTTCTAATCTTGATTTACCAAAGTTACCTATTTCTCTAACCTGGACATCATGTGGAAAGATGTGTTTAGAATATTCATAACCTTTTTGATCTAAAATATCTACATAGTGATCTAAACCATAACCACTATTTTCATAGTAATCTATTAATCTTATCTCACCCTTATAATGCTGCACAAACCACATGGCAGTTGAATCGTTAAGACCCAAATCATACCACACCTCTGTATCTAGGTTTTCATCGTAAGGCACATCGGTAATTCTACCATCCTTTGCTAGACCCTCTATGATAGCACCATAATAAGAACCAGTAATTGCAGCTTGAAAACTACACTCAAATTCTTGGTCGTATAAATCTTTAGACATGATAGCTTTAGCAGCTTCAAGTTCGTCTTTGTCTAAAATTTTAGTTTCACTTGCCTTAAATACACAAGCATACCAATCTTTAGTTTCTTTTGCTTGGTTATATAATTCAAAAAAATAATTTCTGCCTTTTGGTGTACCTATAAATACACACCACCCTTTTCTATCTGCCAAAGCTGGTCTTATGACTTCTGGAAAGATGGTAGGCTTTATGGCTTGTGTTTCGTCAAAAACACACCCATCTAAAAATATACCTCTAAGTGCTTGATCATTCTCAGCACCTAATATTGTAATTCTTGCACCATTAGGTAAATCGCACCTTAGCTCAGATTCATTGAATTTAGTGCCTGGAATTTTACCTGCATAGGTTTTTATGTAATCCCATGCTGTCGCCTTTCCTTGCTTGAATGTGGGCGATAGAAAGGCATATCTGGGGTTGGGCAAGGGATTAGTCAAAGCTGCTTTCAGCATATGATTAATCGTCATTACAGTTTTCCCAGCTCTACGATGTAGCACTAAAACACTAAATCGGTGCTTATCAATTTTCTTGTGCAAAAAATTTTGTAATTCTCTTGGCTTGTATGGAATGACTATGTTTGTCATTTTAAAACAAAACCCCCCTTAGTGAACTGTTACACCTCTGGGTACATTTAATAAGTTTTCTATTCCTAAATCATCCATGATGTGATGGCTAAAGTATTTACACTCAGTTAAGTCATTGAAACCTCCAAAGTGTACTACAACACTATTTGTAGACTCCATTATGTAGATAACTGCTGAATAACCTTGTTTACCATCTTCAAAATCAAACATATTAAAAACCCTTGTTTATTTGTGTGTAACATCCCTAAATTTATTTTTACTTGCCGATATAGCTTTGGGGGTGGCATCGCTATAAAACCCCCCAAAATGTAGGTATAGAACTAAAAAATGATTAGTAATCAATTGGTTTAGCTTATTAACCTTGATAAATAATAATTATTATTACCTGGTATAGTTTTGGTATAGATAAGCTCTAATATTTTCTGTAGTTTAGAATAATTCTAAGAACAAAACAAGAACATCAACCAACCTATATGTGTTGCTGTGCTAGTTTCATCTGCAACTTACAAAATCTTACACTTATCCTAGCAATAACAATACTTTTATTGCAGTATTATTTATCCCACTTAACAACAAGTGGTGTATTTTTATCAAAATTTAATGTAGTTGCATCCCTTTTCGCATAGTATTTGGGTGCAATTCGTTCAGATTTCCACTTACTTAGATCAACAAATGATTTAATTAAGTGAGTCTGACCTAAATCTGTTTTTTCTTTAAACTTACTGTTCTCAATACTTTCGTTAAGTAAATCTTGTGCATCAGATAACAAATATTCAATACCATCTGTCTTAGCATCTTCATATTGCTGCCTAAGCTCTGGATCTTTTCTCATCCAGCTTCTAAATGTTTCCCAACATGGTCTATCTTTTGCTTTGTTTATTGGTGTCAGACAACTTCGTATGGATTTTCCAACAGCTAGTTCTGATAATATTTCTTTGATTAAAGTCTTATTGTACTTGGTTTTATTAGCCATATTTCTTACTTATTAAAGGTTGTAATACTGTTAGCGATAGTGTTTACTATTGTTATAAACTGATTCTAACGAATCAAAGGAGAGAAATATGTTTAATAAAAATAAAATACTCAAGACTCCTATTGTAATGTTTAAAGTTCCTATTGTTAAATACTACAAGAACAAAGATAAGTTTTTGTCAGCATTAAATAATAGGAAAGAGCTAAATAAGCTTAAATTACATGACTTTAAGCCAATAGAACATAAATAATCATAGTGGGGTGTAACCTAAGAGAGAGAGAAAGAAAGAAAGGAATAACCACCCCACAATATGATTCAAACTAAAAAAAGAGTTTTATAAAAAAACACTTAAATTAAGTATAAATTTTTTCTCTAACTTATTTGATAATTTGTCAAATCTATTGCAAATATTTTTTTAAGTTTTTATTTGCTACATCACAAGTATCAACTAATGCTCTGTAATACTTGTACCTAATCTTTTCATGTGACCAATCTAAGTAAAATCTTTTTAACTGTCTAAAGGATCTGTAGGGAAAGTTTCTAAGGTAAATTAGTTCTCTCTGTTCTGCTTTAACATCAATTAAAAGTAGTAATATAAAATCATATATAGATAACTGTTTAGAAGTAGGAATAATTCTTGGTCTTGCAGGAGTAGCTACCGAATCTTTGTAGCTATTTTTATCAGGGGAAACATCTAAAAGCTCAAAATTAGTAACACATCTAGGTTTTTTAATATTTGGCATTTTATTATCCACAAATGCTGCAATACCTAAAAATCTATCTAATTGGTCTGTGGTAAGTCTAACTGTTATCATTGTTTTTATACAATCCTTGTATGTATTGTGTGAATCTGTCTTTGCTTAGTGTTTTTTGTTTATTTTTTATTTCTTTGTTAAGATCATGTTGTTTTCTGTTCTTAATTCTACTGTCTTTAGCTTTTTTGTAATAAAAATTAGTATTCTTAACCATATTACCTATTACTTTTTGAATTTTATCTTTTTGATCCATATATTATTCTCTATTAAGTATTATCTATTTAAGACCTACAAAAATTAACCCCCATGACCTTAAAAAATTAACTACCGAACCTTTGGATTTAGGTTAATTACAGTACCCTTGTTAATTTCATGTGATAACTTTTTGCTGTGTATTTTTTCTTTAATAGATTTACTAATTCTACTTCTTTTGCCATTATTCATGCGTATAATCTGTTGCATTTTATTTTTCTCAAATGTGTAGTTATTAGCTCTATTACGATTAGGTTGGTGTCTAGCAAGTAAGCCAAACATAGTTAAATTGTCTAAATACTTTCTAAGTGTAGCCTCAGATTTAATGCCAGTTCTTCGCATTAAATACTTATTGGACACATTTACACCATGTTTACAATTTTTGAATCTGCTTATTAAAATATACAATAGCTTCTCATGGCTATTTAAAACTAGATTATCTAGCAGCTCAATATCAACTTTTTCAAATGTCCAACTCAAATTCTAAGCTCCTTGTTTTCGGCAGTAGGTTTAAATTTATCTGTTTGATTACCCCAAATATCCCAACCTGGTGTAACTGTTCTGCTAAACATTTCTAATCTTGGTAAATCCCCACAAAGCTGTACGATTTTTTCCCTTATGCAATCAGGTTTCCTACTGTGTTCTCTAATAGGCTCATAAATAACCTGGTGTATGCCTTTATCTAATCTTTTGGGTTTGCCTTTAGTACCTAGCAAACATATTTCTGCATTAGACCTAGTCCAACCACCCATCCCCCAAAAACTATCAAATGAATCTACTGGAAAAAAAGATGATTGCTTAACATCAGTTCTTTTATTAGTTTTAATCCAAACAAAGGCACAAGTTTTTAATTCAAAACCCCAAGACTTAACTACATCTAAACCCTCTTGCAGTAATGGGAAAGTTGCCCACATAAATAAAATGCTATCATCTGCTGTAATATCTTTAACTGGTATTGAACAAATATCCTCAATTGGCATTACAGGATAGTGCTGCACCTTAGCTCTTTGTGGTAACTTACCATTGTAAGACCAAGCTGGGTCTGCATAAATAATATTGTATTTTTTATTAGGCAGTTTAATCGTCATCTTTTTCACCACCTTTACCTAATTCACTTAATGGTATTTCTAATATCTTTTCTGCATAATGGTCTGGGCAGTAATATCTATTGTTTTCATACAAGACAGCTCCATCTGTACAATCTTTTACACAGCAATTTTTTTTAGGATCACCAAACATATCTAATTTCATCCATTTATTTCTTCTTCTGCTTTAATGATTGCTTGTCCAATTTCGGTGACAATCTGTGGTACGATTGAGTTTCCAAGTGCTTTAATTCTGTTAGCTCTATTTGTGTCCAGTTCTGTTGAAATCCCATAAGGAATTCCAGAAAGTTTGGATTCAGTTTCCCACCAGGTTTGTTGTTTTTTAGTATTTGTCTGGCACAACTGTTTTGTGAGTTCTTGCCCATTTTCCAAGTTGTGTTGTAGCTCATATCCTTGTGGTCTGATGCTCTTGGTGTTGGATAATTCCATTTGATTACTGGTTGCTCTGAGTTGTAATCCTTGATTGCTGTTAAAATATTTATTTGATGTTTTTTTTCCCTTAAATTTTTCTGACTTCTTGCACCCCTTGCTGAATCCCAAGCATTGGGTGTTGGAAGCAACGATCCATATTCTTGATCTCTTATGCCATGCTCCTTGCGAACTAGCTGAAATATTAAAAGTTTGGACTTCGTAACCTTGAGATTCCAAATCATTGTAAATTCCTTGCAAGATTGCTCCATTTGAGATGTTAGTAAGGTTTTGGACATTTTCGCCAATAATCCATCTGGGTTTAACCTCTTTAATGACTCTAAACATTTCATCCCAGAGATATCGTTCATCATCTTTGCCTTTTTGTTTACCGGCAATACTGAAACTTTGGCATGGGAATCCTCCAACAATGACATCTGCTTTAATTTTTGTTCCATTTAATTTTTTAATATCCTCATGTATCGGAATATCTTTCCAATGCTTTTGTAAAACCTTTTGGCAAAACTTGTCTTGCTCACAAAAGGCAATTGTTTTAAATTTATTAGTTGACTCAAGACCAACACTAAAACCACCAATGCCACTAAATAAATCAAGAACATTTAATTCCATGCTCCATCCTTTAAAAATTTTATAGGTGTTAAAGTTTCTAATCCTAGTGAATGAACTTTTGGTCTGTCAGTAATACCAAAGTCAGTTAAAAATCTATCTGTGCCTAAAACATGGGTGCTGTTTATAAAACCATGTATTTCAAAAATGGGTGCTTTATCTATGACTAAAATGTAAATTTCATTAGGTTTACTACCTTTTGGTCTAATAATTAGACTGTTATTTCTTTTTGGTAGCTGCGATCTAACTTGTAAATGCACATCATGCCAAATTATATCTGCCTTACCACCATGATTAACATGAAAGTTAAACTCTGTTTCTAAGTACCTACAAACTGCAAGTTCTGCACAAGCACCACTAATTGATTTTGATATTTGGTCATTTACACTACCTTTATAGTTATGACCCCAATCTTGTTTTAATCTTAATGACTCAAAAACTCTAAGCAACCCAGTCTGTGAAGCTGCCATAATATCGTATAAATCTAATTTAACTTCTATCATAATTAATCTGGTATTTTTTCTAAATGTGGATGATGTGATTTAATTTTTTCCAACTCTCTATCTGACAGTTCTGGATTTAATTTTTCACAAAATGCTAAGATTAAACTTCTCATTTCAGAATTACTTAACAAATCAAATCCTGCCATTTCAAAAATTTGGTTGTATTCTTTAGGGTTAAAATTAATTTCTTCTAAATCTTTTATTTTTTCTTTTATTTCTTCGTACTTTTTTAAATTAATACTAGATTCCACAATAACCCTCACATTCATTATTAAATAAATCTAATTGATCAGTTTTTGGATCAAAATCTATTTCATCAATTGGTTTGCAACTATTGTGTAAATAAATTTCATCTTTTAATGTTGCCGATCCTTTATTCTTTTCTTTAAATCTTTCCTGGCTTCTTATTGCTTTATCTAAGGCAACAACTTCATCCCATTCCTCTTTATTGTTTTTAATTTCAAGCCACTCTTTTGCAGAATGAAATGGGCAAAAAGTACAGGCTGATCTTGGGGGTTTAGGATAATTATTTTTTTCCATCCAAGTTAAACAATGAGTTCTTCTAAAATCTTTATCTATTAATGGATAAATATTTTTAATATATTTAATTGGATTTATTTTCATTCTTTGAACTTCATCTTTAGATATGCCCATTAACAGTTCAACCTCAGTACCCTCTTTTCTTCTCTCACCTTTTTTTAAACCTAGAAGTTCTCTTATTTTTTGTAGTACAGGTTTTATCTTGTAGTCTGCTGTACATTGTCTACGAAGCATTCCTTTTTTTCCTGTTTCTAAATTCTTTGTATAAAATGGAGCTGTAAAAGCTTTAAATTCACCTTTAGAGGCATCTAATATATCTTGTTTTAAATCTCTATATGTAACAATGTAAATTGGAAATTTAGTAATTTGTGTCTTCAAATAATCTAACCAATCATAAACTGCTTTTGGCTCACCTTTTACATCTGCAAAGATTCCAGCAGTTACATTTTCAATTTCACCTTTTTGAATCATAAGTGCTAAAGTAGAACTTTGAACACCAGCACCTAAACTTAATATTCTTAATTTTTTCATAGCAACCAATTACCCTCTTGGTCTTTGCAATAAGAAGCTACTATCTGTTTATTTTTGTAAATATAAAAACCCCAAAGCTGACCATTGCCATCTTTAAATTTAGGGTTATCATACCAGGTAGCTTTACTTGCATAAGCATCATCACAATTTGTGTAATTTTTAATTGGTATTTTTTCGTAATGTAAACCTTGCTGTGTAAGTAAAACTAAGAATAAAAAGGCTTTCATTTGGCAGTACACCTTTTTATTAAATTTAATAATTTTGGATTTTGTAAAAATACTTTAGAAAACTCAGAACCAATAAAACTAGCTACACCCTCCTCACCTAAATTTTTTAAACGAATCTCTGACTTATGAGCTATCATGTGAGCTATTTCATGTAGCAAGGTGTCTAGCAAAGTGATGTTTTTTAGATTTTCCTGTATAGCTATGACTGATTTGTTTGTATCGTAATAACCCCAGATATTGTCTTTTATGGCTTGTTTCCTAGTTAATTTAACGATTTTCACCTTAAAATTACGATATTTAATCTCTTTCAGAATCATAGGTAAGATTTGTTATATTAAAATTAATTAAACTATACAAATTATTTTTAAATATAATTTAGTTATCCAAATAATATATAAAAGTTGTAAAAAATTTATAATTATAATATAGATAAATTATATGACGAATCACCCTAAAATTTTAGGAGATTGCTACAAAAAATTTAATTTGGCTCATACATCTAAAAGCCAAAACACTATCCCTGACGATATAAGATTCAGAAATTACATTGTACTAACACCAAAAGAAAAAGCTGCACTACCAAGTAACTGTTCTTTTACTGGTGGTACGATTGCACATGAAATTATTCAAAAAATATTGTGTGAAAATTTAACTTACGAACAAGCTCTCAAAGCAGTTGAAAAAAGAATAACTAACTATGTAAGTATTGATGAAAAAGATGACCTAAAATTTGGTTATATAATAGATAACATGGAAGATTTGGTTAATAATCATTTAGCTAATATTAATGAAGTAGGTAAACAAAAGTGGCAATCTGAATTAGAATATACACATTGGGCAGATGGTATTAAAACTTATTTCTTAGCTTATGTAGATTTAGTTGGGCAAGTAGATTTTGGCGATATTAAAAATGTATTTGGTACATTAACAAAAACAAAAAAAGGTTTTAGTTATTCCAAAAAAAAATGTCCTAAAGTTCCATATCATTCTGATTGTTTACAAATAGCTTTATACTCTAAGCTGCTACCAACTCTTAAACCATTTTTAACTTATGCTAGTGATAGCGATAGAGTCGTTTTTACACCAGGTAACTGTGTAGAACTTAGAAAAGAAAGTTTACAATTTTATTATGAGGAGCTTGTGCTGTACCAACAATGTTGGGAAAAGAAATTAGAACTTGCAAATGGAGATCCTAAAGTTCTAGCAATGTTATGTAAGCCTGACCTTAGTGAAATAAGAAAAGATGGTTTTTGGTGGAAAGGCATTAGTCCAGAAATTATAGAAAGGTTTAGAAGTTATTATGGACTTTAAAGGTTTAATAGATCACTACGAAACATTAAGCAAAGCTGATCTTATAGAAAAATTAGTTTACAAAAATGCAAAGCTTCTTACCCAAGAAAATGTCATTGAAAAATTACAAGACGAAAACAAAAGACTTACAGAGGTAGAGGTTGGTCATAAAAAATTAAATGGTGAGCTAACAGAACAAATAAAACAATTAAAAGGAGAGAGTTAATAATGAAAAATATTTTTGATAAATTACACAAAGCAAGTGAGGAAGCTGCACCAGTTATTAAAGGTGATAAAGTTCCAGGTATGCACTTTAACCCTTTAGAACATGACTCAGTTCAAAAGGTTGCAATGGCAGCTTTAAGAAAACATAAGCTATATCCTGTTTGTACTTACAAAAACCAAGTAAGCGATAATTTTATTTTTATAGAATGTAATATGAAAATTTATGATGTTGATGAGCCAAATCAATTTGTAGAGATAGATGGTTGTTCAGCAATGGGTAAACTAGATAAGTTTGGTTCTGGTAATGCTATGAGCTATGCAAGAAAATATGCTTTCCTAAATGCACTTAATTTAAAAACTGGATTAGATAATGATGATGGTGTTGAAGCTAAACCCTTTGCTAAAAAAACAGCACCTATAAAACAAAATACAAAATCTACAAATGTTGCTGCTACTGATTGGATAAATCAAATGCAATCTGTAGCTAAACACTCAAAATCACAATTATATTTTGAAAAAAATTTAACTCCTATTAGAGATGAATACAAAGATGATTTAACTTTAATAGCAACTGATCCAATAGAACAGTTAAGAGTTGATACAGAATACAACAAACTAAAATCACAAATACAATCAAGAGGTACAAATGTCAGATAATAAATTTGATAATTCTGGTGCGTTATGGAAAAGACAAGCCAAAGACAATGATCAACCAGGTAAGTCTTATCCACACTACACAGGTAATGTAACAATTAATGGTGTTAAGAAAAATGCTTCGGCTTGGCTTAATACTGAAAAAGGAACTGACCCAGCTAAGTCTGGACAACCAGATATTAATATTAAACTACAAGACCCAATAGCAAAATAATATGGAAAGTAAAAACCCCCCTCATTATCAGAAAGCAATACAAACTTGTGATGCCATTATGAGTCAAATGACTCCAGAAGAAAACATAGGTTTTTTAAGAGGGTCTGCAATGAAATACCTAAGTAGGTTTGGTGCTAAGGGGGGTCAAACTATTGCAAAAGCAGTAATGGATTTAGAAAAATCTAATTGGTTTACGCAAAAATTAATTAATTATTTAAAAGCATTAGAACAAGATGGTTCTGACTTACGAAACACTACAGCGAATGTAACAAATTTATTTGAGGATAAGAAATGATTTTAAAAAATGGTAATGGCAATGGTCAGATTATTTACCTAAGCCAAATTAAAAAGGATGTACTTAATTTTATTAAGCACTTCATTGAAACTTATGACTATGCACCAACCTATAAAGAAATTAGTGAAAAATTTAATTTTACCAGAGCAAGAGCTGGTGCTTTGATTGCAGAGTTTCGTAAATTAAATTTAATAAGCAAAAGCAACCAGGCTCATAGAAATATTGCCTTATCTAAGAAACAATTAAAATTAATACCCACACTTAAAGTTAATAAAAGTTATTCAACAATGGAGTTTAGAAAATGAGCAAAGTAACAAAAGAAAGTTTTTTTGAAGCTAACTTTAAAGTTGATGAAGAATTTGACAATGCAGAAATAGCTGCAAAATCAAATACTCCTAGCAATGATGCTAGGGTAACTGTCCTG